ACTGGAACGTATAGCCCAGGTGATGCTGAACGACGCCTGGTACCGCAACAATATGGTGCCGTTTCAACAGGCTTTTGAAGATCAGCAAATAGACCTGATGCGCGATGCCGACGTACTTAACGATCTGCGGGCACTGGAGATGGTTGACGGTATTATCAAGCTGCCCAAATTACGGCAGCGGGACACCAAAGATTCAGCATTCAAACGGCATGGCGATTCTGCTATTGCCCTGGCACTGGGATGGTTTTCCAGCCTGCAGGATAACAACTATATCATTGAATTTGCATCAACAGGCACCAAACGAACAAGTGCAGATCTTTCAGGCTTTATGGGGATGGGGTAGCAATTATGAGTGAATCAGCGAAACAGGCGCCACCAATAGCCGACGAAATCGCAGTGATAAAAAAAGATATTGATGTGACGGACGGTTTTTTTTTGGAAAACCCGGACTCCACAATACTCACTGAATCAAAAGGAAAAGGATTAAAACTCTACGATGAAATTGATCGGGATGCCCATGCAGGGTCTGTGCTGCAGACTCGTTATCTGTCTGTATCTGGCGAGAAGTGGGAAATCAATGTTCCTGATGATACTCCACGGAGCAAAGAGATTGGGGAATTTGTCACCAAGGTTTTAAAAGATTGCAACCTGATGCAGGCAGTACAGGAACTGATGCAGGCGATCCTGTACGGCTATTACGTTGCTGAGATCATCTGGGAAGAAAAAAACAAAACGATTGTACCTGTAAAAATACTGGCAAAGCATCCACGTCGTTTTGGTTTTACAAAAGATCGTGAATTACGGATGTACACAAAAGACAATCCACGAGAAGGCGAGCAATTACCGATTAGAAAATTTATTACCTTCACCTATGGTGCCAGTGATAATCCGTATGGAAAAGGTCTTGGACAACGCATCTGGTGGCCGGTCTGGTTTAAAAAGCACGGTATTAAATTCTGGTTGATTTTTCTCGATAAATTCGGCATGCCGACCGGTGTTGGCAAGTATCCAAGCGGAGCTGAGGAAAAGGATAAGAAGACGCTGCTTGAGGCGGTTGATGCGATCCACTCTGAAACCGGTGTAACGATCCCGGAAAATATGTCGATTGAGCTGCTGGAGGCATCACGCAGTGGCAATGTCACATATGAATCGCTCTGTGAGTATATGGATCTACAGATCAGCAAGGCCGTATTGGGCCAGACACTGACAACAGAGGTCAAAGGCGGATCGCTTGCCGCATCACAGACCCATGACGATGTACGTCACGACATCAAAGAGGCCGATGCCGGTCTTATAGCATCCTGTCTGAACGAGACCCTTATCCCCTGGTTGATAGATTTTAATTTCACAGGCGTTACCGCCTACCCCAAATTCAGATACATCACGGAAAAAGAAGAGACTCTTAAAGATATGGCGGATCGTGATGAGGTGTTGGTTAACAAGATCGGCGTGCTGGTGGACGACGACTACTGGTATGACACCTACAATTTACCCAGGCCTGCCGGTGGAGGTGGTGTTGTACGGCCTGAGACAACTGCTGCCCCACAATTTTCAGAAGCAGGCAGAACCATATTCAGTGGTGCACAACAGCCTCTGGAACACCTTGGCGAAACTGCTGCCAGCGCATGCGACCTGCAACACAATGAGACACAAATACTAAAAATTATTGAGGCGGCAGAATCGTACGATGAAGCCATGGAAAACTTGCTTGAGTTCTTCCCGTCCATGGATATGAGCAGCATACAGACGGGTATCGAAAAAGCGATGTTTAACGCCAATATGCACGGCAGATTGATGGTGAAACATGGCTGATTCGCAATACTACCTGCAGGATGTATTTGATCTGCCCATGGACGGTGCCATACAGTTCTGGCGCGACAAGGTGCAGATGGGCATGGGCGAATTTATAAAATTGAGCGATGCGGAAAAGATCAAGTCTTTTGCCATATCAGGCATTGCCCGTGGCGATGAATTAAGCACGGTATTTACCGCACTGCAGGATGCTATTGAGCGGGGTGAATCATTTGGCACATTTAAGAAAAAAGCCGGAGATATCTTTACCCGCCGTGGCTGGACGGGAAAACGGGCGTGGCGTGTTGACAATATCTACAGAACAAACATTCAAACCGCCTACAACGTTGGCCGTTATAAGCAGCTTAAAGAAGAGGCCTCCATCTTCCCGTATTGGCAGTATGACGCGATAAACGATAAACGCACCAGGCCAACGCATCTGGCGATGGATGGCAGAGTATGGCCCGCCGATCACTCTGTATGGAATACCTGGTATCCACCCAATGGCTATCGTTGTCGCTGCTCTGTTATCGGGCTTACGCAAGGGGCAGTCGAGCGTAAAAAGATACACGTTGAATCAGAGGATATCACCAACAGGTTGATTGAGCCGATATCTCCTGTATCCGGGGAGAAGATGGGAGGGCAGCAGATGTTGCCGGATATCGGTTTTGCTCACAATCCAGGAGCTACATACTGGGGAGAGATTCCGGATATCTTTACTGACAGGATAAACAGCTGGCCTGCTGGCATCGGCAGACAGGCCATAAATGAAACGATTAACGGGCCAGTCTTTGCCAAATGGTACAGCCAGCCGGAAGGTCATCTCCCCATAGCCCGGATCTCTGAAAATGATATGGGCAAGATCGGGGCCAAAACCAGGACTACCCTGCTCTCACAAGAGACGGCGGTGAAACAGCAAAAAAAACACCCGGAGCTGGCTGCAAAGGAATATACCCAGGTACAGGAGGCAATGGATGGCGGGCTTGTGGTCCAGGACGGAAAAAAGACACTGGTATTTATCCTCGACGATACAGCGCAGGGTTATGTGACGGTGGTGAAGTCAACACGTACAGGCGATAAAGTTTTTCTAACGAGTTTCAGGAGACTTTCAAAGGATCAGGCCAGAAAGGATAAAGAAATACAACGGCTGCTGAAAAAAGAAAAAACATAAGGCACACGGCAGGGCCTCCCCTCCGCAAAATGCGGCAACCCTGCATAGCACTCCCAGTCTGCACTGGTGTTACGGTCGGGAGAATATCACCGTGTCACATGTGCCTTATCAGACAGTATAGCATTTTGGCATTTAAAGGTCAAAAGGACAAGGCCCTTAAAATGAGCTGTAAGGCGATTTTGCCACCCGCGCGAACAATGAGGCGTAAAAGTAAAGAGCATCAAGCACAGAAGATTTTTAACGCATTTTAATCGGGGTATAGACCTTGGATCTACAGATCAAAATTGACGACAGCAGGATGCAAGAGATTCTGGCCGGGAGTATCGAACGTTGCCAGAATAAAAAACAGGCGCTTCGATCGGTTGGTGCCATTGTCCGGGAAGCCATTAGAACCAACTTCCGCGCAGGTGGCAGGCCGGAAAAATGGAAGCCATCTAAAAGGGGTACTGCTGACAGTGTCCCTGGTCTGCGGATAGGAACGTTGCGTGATACGGGGAGGCTTATGAACTCCTTTACCGTGCAGGCTGATAACCAGCGGGTCACGGTCGGTACCAATGTTGTCTATGCAGCCACCCATCAATATGGGGCTAGAAAATTTAGCTTCGGCACGGTTGTCGCACAGGTAGGAGCACATCAAAGGATCAGTAAAAAAGGTCGGAAATACTGGGTACTCCCGCATACACGCAAGGTGAGACTACCCTGGGGTAATATTCCGGCCAGGCCATTTATGCATATCAGCAGCGATGATATTTTGGATATCGAAGAGATCATGGCTGTACACATCATGGGAGAACAACATGCCAAAAACAGCGGGAACAACTAAGGGATTCGACAGCTATATAGAGATTTTCAGAGGAGGCAATCAGGTTGATTCAACGGGAACGCGCTATGACGGTGATGCTCTGATTGATACGGCAGTCAGCACCTTTAATGCCGCGGATCATCAACCGCCAATGGTTGCGGGCCATCCAAAAGCTGATGCTCCTGCCTATGGCTGGGTTGATGCACTGAAAACTGAGATGCAGGAAGGCAAGAAAGTACTCCTGGCAAAGTTTACAGGAGTGATGCCGGAATTTGAAGAACTTGTCAAAAATGGACGGTACAAAAAACGATCAGCTGCATTTTATCCGGATGGCAGACTGCGTCATGTGGGTTTTCTCGGTGCGGTACCGCCTGCCGTTAAAGGATTATCAGATATCGCATTTGGCGAGGGTGAGCCTGTGACATTTGAATTTTCTGATTACACGGATGGGGTGATTGCCCGGCTGTTTGGCCGTATCAGAGAATATCTCATTGAGGAAAAGGGCGTCGATACGGCGGACAGGATTGTACCTGACTGGGACGTTGAGACACTCAAAGAAGAGGCAAAACAGGATATTAATCTTGTCGACGCTACATACAATGATCAGCAGAAAGAGGAGGAAACCATTGTGGGTACAAATTCAAAAACCTTTAGCGAAGCGGATATCGAAGCGGCAAAAAAAACAGCGCGGCAAGAAGGTATTGCTGCAGCTCAGGTAACATTTGCAGAAGAAGCACTCAACCGAAAAAAAGAAGAGGCAAAAGAGTCAATCGCCACATTCTGTAAAACTCCGGTTAAAGATGGTGGGCCTCTGCCTGCCTGGATTGACGGAGGATTACAGGAATTCATGGAAGGGTTGGACTGTGACGGATCGTTTGAATTTGGTGAAGGTAAAACTCAGACGAGCCTTGATTGGTTTACCTCTTTTCTCGGTGCATTACCTGCGTCCATCGATTTTGCCGAACATGCAACATCAGGCAACGAACCAGGTGCAAAGGATGACGCTATCCAAATTGCACGCAAAGCCACTGCATTCAAAGAAGAAGAATCCAGGGCTGGAAGAACGATCACCTTTACCGATGCCGTTGGTCACGTAACAAAAGAATAATGATCAACAGCTGATTTTAAACGTATTTACACATCATTAAAAAATGAGGGAAAATTATGAAACCAGTTCTTACAGAAAATTTTACCGCTGAGGCCGCAATTGCTCCCTATCGGATATGCAAACCGGGATCGGCTGATGGAACAGCAGTACAGGCTGCTGCAGCTGCTAATCTGGCAATTGGCGTATCCGATTCCCTTGGTGCTGATGCTGCGGGTGACAGGGTTGATATCCATACCATTGGAGTAGTTGAGGTTGAACTGGGTGGCACTGTTGCACGAGGTGCACAAATTACGGCTGATGCAAACGGCAAGGGTGTCACTGCGGCGGCTGGTAACAGGACTGCAGGCATATCCCGCGTATCGGGAGTGGCTGGAGATATCGTTTTGATGTTGCTCGCACCAGGTACCGTATAAAGACACATATAACGGTTAAAAATTTACACTTAAAACTCATCAAGATCCACAAGGAGACATCATGCCAAAAGCACCATTTCCCATAGACCCGGTTTTAATGGCCATTGTTATCGCATTTACAAACGCTGATATGATAGCTGATGAAGTGCTACCGCGTGTACCGGTAGGCAAGCAGGAGTTTAAGTATTTGAAACACTCGATGGAAGAAGGCTTTACCGTGCCGGATACCATGGTGGGTCGCAAATCACAGCCCAACCAGGTTGAGTTCTCGGCCACGGAAGAGACAGGATCAACCGTTGATTACGGTCTTGATGATTCTATCCCGCAGGTTGATATCGATAATGCACCTCCAAATTATGATCCAGTCGG